ATACGGTCAGTAATAGGTGATACTTGAAAGTCTGCAGAGGTGTTACCTGTAAGACGTTTAATAGTGTTTGTCGTGAATATGATAAGTTGATCACGGAAGACTGTTAAACCAGTAATGCCCTGACCTACGTTAAGGGTACCAGCACCATTAGCTGCACTGAAATCGTCTACTGTGAAAGGTGCGGTGAAGTATACATTGTTACCTTTAGCGTAGAAGGCTGTATTCTTAAAAATAGCTACATGTTCTGAGGCTAGTACGTCTGCACTGTCTGCGGATGTCATAAACGTGGCAGTATTACCTGACGTGTTGTAAATGAGAGGGTAGTTAGTACCATCTACAAAGACGACCTTGTCGTCACCGTCTAGGTTAAACGCTGCATGTCGAGCTTTACCGCCGTTAGTAGCAGCACTAGTAGCCATACTAGTCCAAGTAGTCCCTGTACCGTAGTAGTACTGAGTAAAGTTGGATGCGTTCTTTCGAGCAGTTACTATACGTCCTGAAGAAATAACCTTCAAAGCGAGAACAGGACCAGAGCCTGTAACAGTAGTATCGCTAAACTTCTCGTAACCCTTGATCTTAGTGTAGCCACCTTGTTTGTTAACTTCGAAGTTCTGCAAGAGCGTAGCAGAACCAACGGCATTAGTACCCTGTTGAAGAGCGGACTGGTTAGAAATTAAACCACCCTTAAACTCTATTGGGAATGTTTGCCATTGCGTAGCCATTAGAAGTGTACTCTCGTGTCACGGAGGTAATCCGTACGGTTAATGTGTATGCTGCGGAGTTGCTTAATACCTTGTTCAAACTTCTGTAAAGAAAGCTGTGCAGCCTGAGTGTCGCCACGGAACTGGTAGACGTAGTACATAGAACCATCCACAATAACATGTTTGTACTGTTCTGGGAGGGTTGGTACGTCTAGAGGACTTTCTAGGCCGTAACCTGTACGAAAATACTCGTAAACCATTTCGTAGGACTGATCGGGGGTAGGGTAAAGGATCAGTTCCCTGCTAGGTGTACGAGCTACATGCGTTGGGATAGATAGATTGTCTGTACTGGAGTTATACTCAGAGTCGGCATATTTGTCAAGATATTCTTCGTAGGAGATTACTTTCAGTTTCTGAGTACTGTTATTAAAGGTACTATCACGCTTGATGCGGAAAGTGTTCATGTTGATAGTCTTAGCGTCATAAGGATAGCTGTAACGAGCAGTACCTGAAGAAAGGATCTCAGTCTCTTCTACGTGGTTCCACGGCCACTCAAACTCTTCCTGGTTGATATGACTAATAGAACTATTAACTGCGTCCTTAGCAAAACTGTAGAAACCTGTAGTCGTGGCAAAGTTACTCTCAGTAAGTTCTACCTCGTTTAGTCTACGGTTAATATCATTAACTAGGCTGATGTAATCATATGCCATGTTTTACTTCTCCTTAACACGCAGAAAGATAGAGCGTTCGTACTGAAGACCTGCGCCTGTTGTAATCTGACAAGTAACAGTGTATCTGGTATTGTTTGTACCTAGGCTAAATCGTGCGGTAGATACCTTACCTGAAAGAGTGCCTTGAACAAACTGAAGACCGTTAACAACCTCTGAATCCCCTATCTGAGTCTTAAGACCATCAGCATCATTAACAAACCAAACAGCAGCAGACAAAGTGTCTGTGCCCAAAAACCGTGACCAGTCTACACTGAAATCCGTGATTTCATCTTTATCTTTATCAGGCCATTTGTATGACATAGTCTTTCCTTAAGTTCTAATATGAACGGTGTTGCTACCTTGTTGTTTTTCAATCACCACAGTACGGTTCTCAGGAACTACATGTACTGTGTTATTTGTGTCAGCGCCTGTAACATGCAGCGTTCTCCCAGAAGGAATTACATGTACGGTGTTATTTGTGTCATAGCCTAGAAGATACAGAGTACGCCCTCTGTAGTAGTCATCAGCGAAGTTTTGGTAGGGGAACCTAACAGCGTTAGGATCAGCAAGATTCACATAACCCTGCATAAAGACTGAACCAAAAGATGTATTAGCTGATCCTATTACCTCTGAAAAGTCATCAACTGTAAACGCAGCGGTAACAGAAGGAGATATTGTAGTAGCTTTAGCATCTACATCTGTTAAAGGGTTGGCAGTAATCTGAGCGGTTACAAAAGGTACTGCAGTATTGGCTTTAGCGTCTACATCTTCAAATGCAGAGGCTGTAAAGGCAGCAGTAACAGGAGAAGGTACTACACTAGCTTGAGCATCTACATCAGCAAAATCGTTAGCCACTAAAGTAGATAATACATTGGAAGTAGTTATATTTGCTTTAGCGTCGAAGTCAATACCAGTGTTGGTAAATGCGGCTGTAGTTGCAGGGAAAGTAATGTGAGCCTGGGCATCTACATCAGCAAAAGCCTGTGCCACAAAAGTTGCTACAACAGCGCTGGGCGTAATACTGGCATTTGCGTATACGTCAGCTATGTTATTGACAGATAGAGAAGCAATAGTCGATGGAATAGTAGTATTGGCTTTAGCGTCTACATCCTCAAATGCAGTAACTGTAAATGTAGAAAGAGCAGAGGGAGTAGTAATATAAGCGTACGCATGGTATGTAAGGACGCCCTCTTCAAAAGAAGCAGAAGACGAGAGTAAAAAGGCGTTTGCAGCAGAGCTAGTAATAGACTGGCTAAAAGGCACTGCTGAGAAGGAACTAAAACCTAGCATTTTATTTTACCTCTAAGAACGTGTTTATAGTGAACCTGCGATGATCATGACTTCGATTTTCAAAGCTATGATTTTGATCAGTAAAGACAATCAAAGAATTGGTATTCCACGGTGCCTCAAAGTCAGGATCATAAAACTTTGTACCTGCAGACTCATCAGGGTATATATACAAAGAACCATTAACTTGTGAGTGTGGGTGTGTATGTTTCTTGAAGGTAGAGCGTTTATCGGTGAATTGAAACTCTGCTCTAAACACATTTGCCTTAATAGGTCTTTCTAGTAGATCTTGACCTGACGACTCTATACGTTCTAAACCTTCTTTGTAGTAACGCCACAGACTTTCGAATATGGTCTTCTGTACGTGACCCTCTACTCCTTCTAATCTGTCATATAGCCCGTTAGTCTCTAGGTCGTAACGTACCTTAACACCAAAGGTAGGACGGCCCTTCTCGACTCGTATAAACCAGTTAGCCTTTAGTACCTGCGCCAAGTCTAGACTGTCTACTTTTTCTGCACACATACGAAAGTCTTTGTACAAGTCCTCGCTTAGAAAGTCTAAAACTCTTACTATCATTGGTAATCCTTTAGACTAAACTCTGCACCATTCATAGTTTTCTCTTTAGCGTAGTTCGTGTATACCAAAACCTCTGGGTCATCTAACAAGAAATCACAACTATTACAGTAACTTGGGTAGTTTCCTGTTCTGTGTCCTTCCCTTAGTGCCTCGTATGCCTCTCCGTTCCAGATTTCTTCAAACGTGTTATCGTGTACGTTACCTAGTGTAGCCTCAACATCCCTGCCTAGAACCTGACAGCAAGGGTGTACTGCACCGTTAGCTCTTACAACTGCGTCAGGACTGAAAGGTCTACCGCATGTACGCTTCTTACCTTTGCGGTCACTATCCATAACACCCGACCAGTTGTGCATCTTCCAGATTTCAACGGGACCGCCTTGTGTTATCTCTAGGTATTGCTCTTTCTCATACTCTACATTTTCATTGTCTAGTATCAGATGATATGAAGCTACTTGTGTATCTCGTGCATACTCACGCATACGATACATATTCTCTAGAACCCATTCAAATGAACTACTGTTCATCCACTTGCGGTATGTATCCTTGTTGTAGCCGATGATAGAGAAACGATAGAAGTCTAACCCTGCATCAACACAGTCTCGCATAAACTGACCACGCATCTTTAAGCCGTTAGAAAAGATGTAAGCCTTAGCGTTATATTTCTTTACCAGTTCAATGTATCTAGGCAGGTCGCTGTTTAGCGTAGCTTCACCTGACCCATCTAAGTTTACAACACTAGGACTCATTTGCTTTAACATATCTTCAAATGTTTCTAGCGACATCTGAGTCAGAAATGTAGAATCTCTACCCTCTGTCTGTGGACACATCTTACAGGTGTAATTACAACCCCCGTTAATTTCTATAACGGCTCGGTTTATTGACATATAACTTTATTCACTTTGTAGAGCCTCTAAACGTGATAAAAAGTCTACGCTACATTGTAGGTTACAGTCTTTGCACGGAGAAAGGTCTCGTTTACCTGCAGCTAATCTTGCGCGATACTCTGAAAGCTTAGCATTCTTTGTGGTGTAGTGGCGAATGGTCTCTAAGTGTATATTTGATAATGCCTCAATATCTTTCCAAACATCACAGCACAGATTGTAATCGCCATTCCAGTTTATGTAAACAACTTCAAAAGGTTTATGACAAATCCCACCGTATTTAGGATGGAAGTACTCAGGCTCAGCGTTTATCTGATCCTTGATGTAACCAGCCCTAGTTTTCCAAGATCGGCTACTGGCGTCTTTTTTGTCCTTAACACGAAAAGAGGGGTGGCGGAGTTGAATATCTTCAGGCAACTCAGGGTTTTCTGAGTATACATTGTAGACGACATCGTCCATTTGATTGATTAGGTCTAAGTACTTGTCCACCCACTTACCATTGGTATTCATACAAAGTCTGACTGGATGTGTCTCACGTAGTGTTAAGAGTTTCTGCAGGATAGGGCCAAAGTTTTTACACAGTGTAGGCTCTCCTCTACCAGCAAGTTGAACTGCTACAGGCTGTCCAAGGTCTTTAATTTGCTGAACTATAATATCAGCCGTCTCTAAAGACATGTGGACGTTTTCGTTTTCATAGCCGTGACCGCGAGGGCAAAAAGAACAGGTGTAATTACACAACTCTGATAAGTTTAACTCTATATACTCAAGGAATTTATTCATAGTCTCTAGGTCTTTTCTAAGAACTGATTTATTGTTATTCTTAGCTTTCCCTTTGGACAATCATAATCGTGCCAAGTAACCCCATCTAGTCCAGCGAAGATAAAAGCTGTATTAGGTTTCCACGCTACCTGCTTTGCATACGTTTTGTCAGCATTATACAAGTATGTTCCGTTATTCTCTTCGGGTTCAACGTAAACCACACAAGACAATATTTTTCTAGAGGATTCATCATGTATAGGATACCTGTGCGGTCCTAGCAGAAAGTTAACTTCCCAAAAAAGTCTTAGATCATCGTGGGGTCTATAATTCTTAAGAATATCTAAATAAGAAGAGTCTAAGGGTCTGCTGTCAATACACTCTTGTAGTACAGGGTCATTTGCAAAAGGAAACTCCTGTTTTCTAACACTAGTGTCTACGTTATCTTTTAAAAACCTTTTTGTTGAACTCTTTATCTTTTCAAAAACTTCATCCGTATAAAAGTTCTCAATAACAATATGCGGCCAAGGATCTTGGTACACTACCATTTGTGTACCTCATAATCATTCATACCCTTTTTTTCATACTTCCAAAGCTTTTCAAGTAGTCTATCTTTGTAGTCTTCTTTGTGGAAGTCTATACACACTCTTCCATAAAACCAGTTTAACCATTTCATTTTATCTTTTTTAGAAGCTGCTTTTACCTCTAGAATACTATCGTCTGTTTTTACAACGGGAACTATTTCATTCATCATATTCGGATCTCTAAGAGTACAACAAGGTATGTCGTGCATCAAAGCTTTAAAAGTAACGCCACTGTCAACACTTACAATTCTATCCGCATTAGTTACCATTTCTTCTGTTCTATACCCGTCAACAAGAACGGTATACTCACTTAGGATATTCATCCTTTCAGCTAATTTCCAAAAGTAATCAAAGTGTGTATTACCACCGGGACAAGGGTGTGTCTTAAAGATTGTATACGTTTTTGATCTAGTTGCCCAATCTATATACCTGAGAGTCTCTTTAAAGTCTTTACGGCCTGTCATCTGTAAACAGAATAGCGTGTAAGGTCTTTGCTTAACAAACACACCCTCTTGTTGACCATACCTATCATTCTTCTGGTTTAAAAAGTACTCGAAGGCTTCTTCATTAGAAGGTGCATCTTTGTAAAATTCCCAATAAGGAAACTGATCTATGTAAAGACCTTTGCTAAACCGCATAAGATGAAAGTTTGCATACCCGCCTGTATATCTAAACTCACGACACTTTTCTTCCCAGTCTATTCTGTGACGCTCTAGATGTCCTTGGATAGCTTCCCCAAACATCTTGATATACTTTAAGTTTATTAACTTTTCATCAACGCCTTTTCTAGATAAGTACCAAACCTTATGATAATCCTCTGGTTCTACACTTATTCTATCGTATAAATCCAAAGCTAAAACGCCTTCCTGAAGTCCATACAGAGTGCCAAAAAGGTTTATCTTCTGTTATTTCAAACTCTCTAGCTGTCCAACCTATATCATCCCAATCCTCGTGTACGATTCCTGTATCGGGGTCTACATATTTAAAAACAGCTTTATCCATAGTAAAAGTATAGTACAGCCTAGTTCCAACCATATCTGAGTTTGTATGCCAGTACATACCACTCATAGGGCTATACGCAAATGAATTTACTACTGTCTTTGCTTTTAGGATACTTCTAGCTTGTACTAGGGGAGCAGCGTATTCATCTTCTGATAAAGGCACCCCGCAAGGTAGTGCCTTTTTAATTTCTTCTCTAGGTAATTGCCATTCCGAAAAGTCTGCATAACTTAAAGGCTTTTTTACTGTATACCTAAACCATGTCTTCATAGTGTCTTCTACATACTTACCCAAACAATTTGTAACTTGCTTGTTTAGAGGAGGCCTACTAATCAGCATTCAGGTATCCTAGGATGTCTTGAACTTCATCATCAGACAAAATACCGTCTGACATTATTTCATTTACTTCTTCTTCTGGGATATAGCGAATTGCAAGAGAATATATCTTCTCATATTCCTCGCCTCTCGCATTAACAGGAACAAGTGCAAACCTTCTCAATTCTTCAATTAACCAAGCATTGCCTCGTACCGTTCCCATTGTTTTATATGCTTCGTCTAAGAACAAGATATTGTTAACCTCGTCATAAAACATACCTAGGTATTCATCAGGATTAACACCTTCAAAACAGCTTTCATCTACCTCTACTAAAAATATATCGTCATTAGTTTCCATAGATGGATGTATTCTATCTTGTGCTGTTTCTATGAAACAAACGGAATTGTCGATTTTATTGACAAATGCTCTAGTCATTAACTAAAACTCCTGTATTTTTTTCTATACTTATAACGTGTCACGTTGCCACCTTGGTCTGCTGGTTGAACAAGAGTATACGCTGTCTGAGATACTCCGACCATCATCCAAGTATTTAAATCACCAATGTTGTCAATATAAGGACCAATATCGGTCCCCCCTGCAGGATCGTAGTAACCAGATAACAGTACACCAGAGATACTACTACCTGTTGCAATACCTGTCAACGCAGAACCGTTACCGTGAAAGCTAGGCGCATAAATAGGTTCAAGAGAAGTAACCGTTGAGTTGTTAACTTCAAAGCGTTCCACACCACCTGTAACAACACGCCACTGGTCTGCCGCGTGGAACTGAGTGTAAGTGTCAGTGTCACCAGAATGGATTATCTGGTCTGCAACGTAAATATCGTTAAAGGTAGGGTTGCTTGTTGTGTTAACCGCTTGGTTAGCTGTGTAGGTTGTATAACCACTAGGGTTACTTGTACGGTAATAAGAACTACCTTGAACACCGTCTAGCAAATCAGCGTCCAGACCAGAGCCTGAACCGTCAACAGTCTTAACCTTTGTCATGATCTCAGCCGCAGTTTGGTCAGCCGTAGCACCATTTTCTACGTTTAGTAGAGTACGAGCCGCAGCCGCCGTGTAAGATCGTCCATAGGTGTCAGTCCCGTTTGTACCAGTAAACCGACCCATTCCAGAAGTATTGCCAGTTGTAGAGAAGGTACCGACACCGTTGTAGAAGTCCCCAAAGATATAACCATTTCCGTCGCGTCGAACAACTGTACTGTTGCTGTCACCAATAGAGATTGTGTAAGGAAAACTGTAGTTGTTTGCGCCTGTGGCAATACCGTCTAGCTTGTCCTTCAGAGTAGTTGTAAAGTTCTTCTGTGTTAAGCCACCATCACCAACACTATAGGTAGTATTCGTGTCTGTAGGTGTTGCCCAAGTAAAAGAACCATCTGCATCAGAGCGTAAGAACTGAGACGCAGTACCGTTCCCTGTCACGTTTAAGTGGTCAGCATCAATAGAGTTACTAGATACAGTAGCTGCTATTGAAGCGTTATCACTACCGTCCCAAGAGACTGAACCAGTCACATCACCTGCAAGGGTTAGTGTTCTGGCTGTTGTCCATTTGTCTGCATTAGGGTGGTAGCCCGTGTGGAAGACTCTTTGGCTATTAACATACAAATCTTTGTTGAAGTAAAAGTTAGGTCTATCTGTATAGATATGCGCCCATGTGGTGTTAGCAGGTCCAAAACTAATATAACCAGAAGGGGTTGTCACTCTAGTCCAAGCGCCAGAGTTGACTATACCCTTGTCCTGATCAACAACTAAGTTGTTAGTTCCAAGGTCTAGGTTACCAGTCAT